CAATCGCTATTGCCTGCTTTTGTGGATAGCCTTCGTGACGTAATGTGCTGATATTGCTGCTGATAGTTTTTTGCGATGTTCCCTTTTTGAGTGGCATAATTGCCTCCTATGCTGTATCACCTTTTATAATGTAAATTCCCTTAACGTAAGGAGGATTTGTTTCTCCAATTGGAGTGCCTGTATTAGCAGAGGCTGGGTTGTGAACATGCGCCCCGCCAGCACCGAAAGAGGCTTTACCAGAATGAGAATGTGATTGGCAAGCATACAAACCTGGCGCTTGATTATTGCGATAAACAATATTCCCGCTTGATGAGCTATTAAAATTAATGTCGTCATGCGTGTGTGATCCACCCGTGAGCGCTGTCCCCATTGCGTGAACATGGGTGGATGCATTTCCGCCAGTTGCGCCAACCGATTGCCCAGTAGGAACGCCTCGAATAAATCTCCCAACGGTCGCAGAATATTTAACCCAGCCATCAGGAATAGTTTCTGCTGAACCCATCCATAAAACTACAGTTCCAGAAGGTACATCCATTATGCAATCCTCTTAATGAAATAAAGTTGAATATAGGGGGGAAGCGAGTCTGCGCTACCCGTTTTATTCATTGAATGTGTATGCGAACCAGCAGACGGTGTATTTCCACTCCCAGTATGATTATGTGCGTCTTGCACAGATGCATCGGTAGTGTAATGAGAATTGGTTTGCCCTGACACCGTACTTAATATAATTGATACGGAATGTTGATGGGTGTCACTTGCGGTTCCAGAAGTCCCAACAGCGTGGGCGTGAGATGAGAAGCCACCCGTTTGCCCAATTTCTGCATCAGTAGCAGTATGAATCGGGAAGTAACCACGCATATCATAAGTGCCGTTTGTGCCATCGCAAACTTGCCAGCCTGAGCCAAGCGCAGTAGCACTTCCATTGTGCATAACAATTCCACCGACAGGAACAACCGTAGAAGTATTTGAATAAATCCATCTTAGTTTTCGAAATGGGGGATAATTACTTCCTGTTCCTGTATTGGGCGTGGTATGTGTGTGCGCCCCAGCAGAAGATACAGAGCCGCTTCCGCTATGGGAGTGTGAGCCGACAGAATTATATGTATAGCTCCACGAAATCGCTGTAGTAGCCGTTACTTGAGATACATTGGAAATAGTAACAGAGTGATCCGTGTGTGCTCCACCACTTGCCAAACCAGGAGTAGTATGCGTATGATTAATAGCGCCACGAGCAGTTAAGTCTGGCTCATCTGCTCCCATAACAAATACGCTGGTAAGGTCAGTATCGAACTGCCAATTAGTTGGCGGGGTAGCCGTGTCCCAAAGTATGCGTGTTCCTAATGGGACTTCGTAATGACCTTGCGGACTTTCTACAGTAATCACTCTCATTTTACAAACACCAACTGAACATCTAATCCCTTTGCAGTACTACCCGCATAAGTAACATCTATACGCAGGCGTTGTCCTTTTGTAACAGTAGTGGAACCAGCCCCTCTGGTTCCGCTTGCAGCCGTATTATAGTTATTGGCTGCCAGAGATGCGGAGGTTGAAAGTAAGTTTGTGCTGGTATCGATGCGGTAAATCTGGACACTGATTGCTCCGCTGGTAGATGGAGTAACTACTCCAATATCCACTTTGGAAAGCACAGCACCATCTACATCATAAGGAACAAAGATTTGGGCTTTTCCTGTTCCAGCAGAAACCAATGTATTTTCATCAAATACGCGCACATTAATAATTGTGGGTTGGTTAATGAGTTTTTCTGGTGTGATAATCCCATCCGCAATTTGGTTAGTGGCACTCACCCCGCCTGCGGCAATCTTTCCTGCGGTAACAGCGCCAGCAGCTAAACTCGCTGAACCCAATGTTCCAAATCCCAATGTCGTTCCAGAACGTCTTAGCACATAGCCATCACTTGAGGCAATAATATCGGATGGATCTCCCGCGGTATTGGATGACCTCCCAATAACCGAATATGCTGAACTATCTCGGAGCTTTGCATCGGTAACAGCATTATCGGCAATTAGATCGCCCGAAAGACCCGCTGAAATTACACGCCCAGAAATAGTAATGCCAGAACCAGCGGTCAACCAAGTGGATGCATCTAACGGCAAGTTATTTCCGTGGATATAAATTAGCCCTTGCTGGTCTACAGCCCAATCCGTTGCCGCAGGCAATGTTACTGATAAGTTTGTGCCAGATAAATTAAGCCCATATCCTACTGTCAAGTATTGCAATTTCCCAGCGCTGTCATCAAAGAAAACCAAGCGATCGGCGTCAGGATCTGTGTTAAGACCTTCCATCTTTGTGAATGGCAACAAAAAATTCGTTGCTAAATGGGTAACCCTAATTGCCTCAGCTTGAATGTTGGAACTACCAACAGCATCCTCAGCTAATTTTGAATCAGTGATTGCGCCACCAGCAATCTTGTCGGATGTTATACAGCCATCCTTAAGTTGGTAGGTTTCAATGTCTGTGATAATCTTGTAAAAGTCAGCAAACTTATTGCGATGGGCTGGGTCAGCTTCTGTCGGATCAACCACCCAAAACCAAAGCTTGTCTTCGGATTTGGGAACAGTTGAATATTCTTCCATCTCGGATAATTTTTTGAACAATAAATCAGTCATTTATTCCTCACAATATATTTTTTAATGCATTGATGGCATCCTCAATGGTTTCGCATTGATGTTCCCAAATGATGACAGCATCTGCCCAAATTCCTCTCATCCTCTGGTTAAGAGCGGCTTGTTGAAATTCTGATTGCGCCCGAAACCTGCCACTATGCCAGTATTCGCCGTGAACAAAAAGCGGCGTTGGCTTGGGTGTTGTGTATACCAGAAAGTCAACAATAATTAATCCTCTAACTCCTGGAATGCCAACATATTTTTGATACTCATACTCATATCCCAATCGGTCAAGCGCAATGCCAACATTGTATTCGTTGACCGAATCAACAGGCTTGCCCTGAATAATGAGATCATCAGTGGCGTCCAATTACTTTCCTTTTACTTTCCGCAAACGCGGATTTTTCTTTTTTGCAGCAGGACTTGCGGCTCTTGTTCTGGATGCCAAGATTGCCCCAGCCTTTTCCATACCATAGGGCTTACCCGTGCGCGGATTTATCTTCTTGGCAATTTCGGATTGAACCTTTTTGAAGCCTGGATGCTGCGCAGAGCTCTTAGCCATACTTCACCTCACATCTCATATAATACCATTGTGCCCAAATGTTTGTATTCTTTTTGTCCCGACCCATCGCCCATCTGAGATACGGCTTGATAAGTCGTAATAGAGGCTGGGTCAATGAACACATATTTGTTGTCCGTAACAAAATCATTTGTGTTCATTAATAGCGGATTGGGTTCTACCGCCGAGTTACTCCAATTGAACAATGTGTCGTAAATTAATCCAGGATTATCCGTGAGCGGTCTATCCTGTAAGTCTTTCATCGGCTCTAATAAGAAATTGATCTGCCAGCTGCGCTTTACTGGAACCCTCAGCACAGAATTGATCACAATTGCGCGTATGCGTGGTGTCTCATCTGGCTCGGTATTGGAGCCCATTGCAATGCGCAATTTGAGGCGTTTGCCAGAGCAGCTGTTATCATTGGTAAAATTGATTTCCTGGGTGGCGTAGGCACCACCCCGCCCCGCCAGTTTCCAGTCTTTATCATTATCTACCTTGTAATAGACATAAATGTTATATTCGGTTCCTCTTGGCTTCTCCGTGTCCGTGCAATCAGAAAAAATAGTAACGCTCTTGAAGAACTTGTTGACGTCCTTTAATCCAAAGTCAAACCAGGCGGTTTCTATGTAAGGCTTTTGGGATATGTTGATGTCGTGACCGTAGTATTTATATCCAGCTTGGAATAGCGGGTTTAGCGCAATTGGAATAGAGACAAGCCCAGTTCCTTCACTAATAAGCATTCTGTCGGGGTTGTCAAATCCAGGAATAGTTTGAATGGTGATATCCGTAATCATCTTGCCAATCGTACTGGCACGATAAATTTCATGCCAACCAAATTCGGTAGCGCAAAGCACAGACGATGTTCCATAGATACCAGCATTAATCGCTGCGTAGTATCTGCCAGCATAAGGAATTAGTTTAGTTATCTCGCCCTGCCTACTACTGGGTAAGGCGTCTTTCCCAGTAGGTCCGACATCATCTAATCTCTGGTCGTAATACCTTTCAATCATGCCCCCTTCCATACCGAAGTAAAGATAAACGCCCTGTTGCATATTTGCCTTGCCATTATTTTCTGAGCGCAGATATTTCATTTCTGCAACGGGCAGTTTGGCATAGACATTATTTACAATCGAACCAAAACTATCCTCTTTGAAAATGTAAGGAACTTGCGGTTCGCCATACATCACCATACCAGTAATGTTTGAAGACTCATCCCCACAGACAATGTGATACGGCAAAAATTTGTGCTCTGTTACTAATTGCTGCTTGTTATCATCGTCTGGGTAGGGAGCATAATACTCATCAGTTTGATATAAGAATATCTGCTGATTGTAATCTTGGATCATGCGCTCGTAAGAAGTAATTAAGCCTTTATCAGGGTCGTCCTCGGCTTGCTCATTGGCTAAATCCTGCTGAACCCTGGCTCTCTGGATGCGCAAATCGTCGCGCTCGTGCTTATTCACATCAAAGAAGAACAGATTAATTTTGCCATCCGCATATCCCCCCTCATCCCACTTTTTTACAAAGCTGTAATCAACTTTGCTGTCATCCGTTCTGGCGCGCCACAATACTGCTTCGCCTGTAACCAACACACCAGATTCTATGAGGTCAGCATAAACTGGTTGGTCAAACGCTTCCGTTGACGAAGTTTCATTGAACTGATTAGAGACGTGCTCGGCAAATTCTCTTGTCCAAGTTCCAGCATTGTTGTATTCGTGCATAATCCTAATGGGCGCTTTTGTACCCTGCGCAAATACAACATAATCCTCTACCACTTGTATGTCTGTGACGGGAGCAGTTAACCCGTGCCCAGTTA